ACCGCATTCATACCGTCAAGTGCCAATCCGTTGTACTGAGGATAACTATATTCATTCCAATAGTTATCGCAAATAACCTTTACAAACTTTGGTCTGTACCCAAGATTGATAAAGCGGTAAGAGGAGCCATTACCTGTGTACTCACCGATTTCAATTCCGCCAACTAAATCCCTGAGCGCATCAAGTGTTGTTACACCCGTACCACCCATATTTACAGGAAGTGTCCCGAATTTCGGATTGCCTGCTGATGGGGAGTATAAAGCGCCTGTACCTCTTACAACGCTACACGCATTGGCACCATTCGCTTTAATCAGACCTCCGCTTGTTGGGGAGGATATTCCTGTACCACCACGCTGAGGGCTTAATGCACCTGATGTAATATCCGCTGCCGAGTGTTCGTGTTCGTCTTCGGCTGCTCCGATAGAGCCGGGAGATAAATTATGTGGATTGTCTGTATCTCTCAAATGAGAAATAAGACTTTTTACCGCCTTTGCTATCTTACCGAAAGCCACACTCAATTTTTCACCGCTTGTCAACTCTCTTTCCGTAACCTCTAAATTGTATGTGGGGGTTTGGTCGTTTGTTGCAACATTCGGTACAAGGCCAAGACCAACCTGTGCCTTTGTTACCTCGTGAGGATTTTCCTTATCTGCGACGTGCGCATCAAACTCCGTCTTTGGTGCATACAATACAGATTCCGACAAGATTGCCGTTACGCTTGTTGCATCTCCAACGGCAATTACCAAAGCTACCGTTTGCTCTGCAACGACATCTGCAGCATTTGCTTTCAGCATACCTGCATTAGCTCCGTCATTGGAATACGCATAAAGCACTTCGACATCATCCTCGCCTTTACAGAAGATGCCGAGTTCTCTCCAACGGAAATCACTTGTTATGTATGTACTGTCAAATGTTCCCGTCAGCTTAACAAATCCTGTTTGGGATGTGTCTATTTCGTTGATGGCGAATTCTACAAGAGGGTTAATCAAATCCAACATACCGGCAATTTCGGTTTCTGACAATTCGCCGTTACCGATTTTGAATCGGGTAAAGGTAATTGTTTCTCCCGCGATTGCTCTCAGTAACAGATTTTTCCCTGCATCTGTTATTGTAGGTGCAACTGATATCATTTATATCCCTCCTAATCTAAAAGTAATCGTCCGTTTTCGTCCAACAACAGAGCATCATTTTCATCAACGAGGAAGTTGTATTCGCTCGGGTCAATTCCGCCGACAACCATCTCTGTTTTTGTTCCGCCCTGCATAGCAAAGCCGACATACACATTTGTTGATTTTTCAATGTCTATCTCTATCGTTTCCAAAAGGGACCTTTTGTTTTTGTAATAGCGAATACCATTAACAACTCTTTGGAGCTTGTCATAGTCCGTCAGCACTTCTCCTAATTCAATGTAAATTTTGAAATAATGGGGATTGCCTCCGTACTGCCACCACTCCTGAATCTTTGCATTTTGGAATATGGCCGAAAATGCAAGATAGCTTGATAACGGTGTTCCCAAAGTTCTTTTGACGTTCCAACACTGCTTAAATGTCTCTCGTTTTTCAGTAAGTGAAAAGTTTTCATCCCACCAATCGACTTTGAAATCGTATGCCAGGATATCAAGCAGAGGCTCCTCAAGGTCATCAATTCGAGCATACAAGGCAAGGATGTCGTTATCCTCATACAGTTCGACAAGCTCCTGCGCCGTTACTGATGCAAGAGCCAACTGCTTTTCGTCCTCCGCAAGAGAGGCAGGAAAGGTTGTAAGCAGATTGTCAGCTGTAACAAGTTTACTCATCCTCATAGCCTCCGTTCGTTACTGATATTGTTCCGAGTGTCGCAATTTGCGGAACATCATTATTTGCACCGCTTCGCAATGATGTGAAAACCGGCTCGCGAATCTGCATTCTCTTTATACCGGCCTGCATCAGATTAAGGCGGAGCCTGTCGGGGTTAATATCCCTGCCAAGCTTTGCACACTGCCAAGCGACATACTCATTGACCGCACTTGTTACTGCGGTTTCTATGTCCGTCAGCGTAAGTTGCGTTTCTTCCGAGATGTAATATGTGAAATCAATATTGTAGCCGACAGTTTCGGGGTCTTCTACTTTCACACAATCCGTCAAAGGTCTAACACTTTCAGCGCTACACGCATCATAAATTGCTTCTTTGATTGTTTCACTCGCGATAGTTCCGTCATCCATAAGGGCATATAAGTAAACATAGCCCGCTTTTCGTTGAAGAACATTCACGCCTATTTTATTTGCAGTTGCAACAGCCGAATCAGCCTCTATGGCAAGAGTTATCAATCCGTCAATGTAGGAAACAGTATAATCGGTTTCCTCCTCTAAAAGCGTCTCAAAATCCTCTGTGTAAACCTTGATTGTTTCTGTGTCGATTTGGTCGCCTCCGATAAACGCGAATTGATTGCCCTCTCCATCATAATAGATAGTCGGTGTTTCAGTGCGCATTATGTCAGGACACACAGGCTTGACATCCGCAATCTCGGAGGATACGGATTTCGCCCAATAAATATAAGAGCCTTCGGCGCCTGCCGTACTGTAGGAATCAGCAACCATTCTCATTGACTCAAAGTATTCCTCGTCTGTTTGTTCCTCTGCGCCACCATCACTAACCGTAATGTTAGAACAGGATTCAAAATAGAGGATATTATCTACATCAATGAGAGCGTTTATCTGCCCTTCGGTGTAACCGTTTCCGATTATACCTGCCGTTTGGCATTGCACCATAACATCAACATAAGTTTCTCCAATGGGAATCAGAGCATCCTCTGTTGTTTCCCATACAAGATTTTGGCTCGCCCCGGACACTCTCGTTCCGATTGGAATTGTGATAGAGTTTTCCTGTGCAGCCGATATGTTGAAGCGTACCGTACATTTTGCCGCCTGCGCTCCGCTTCTTTCAAGGTTGAAAATCCACTTACCAAGAGCATCAAGGTATGCACCCTCAGCTCTTGACGGTATGTTTTGATTTCCTGTGTAGTTTTGGTTGACACGCTCATTGATGATAATGTCAGCCACCCACGCTATGAAAAGTCTGTCAGGCTCGCCCGGCTTTAATGTGTGGTTTGTGATTTCCTCATACTTGGAAATCAGTTGCGCCAAGATTTTAGCGCTATCTGTTTCGACAAACTGATATTCAGTTCTTCTACTCATTTATTTCCACCTCCAGAATTGGTATCATTCCACCGGGCGCTTCTAAATTCTGCTCGAATGTGAGGCTGACAAATTCAGCTCTCGGCTCAAACTCTGCCAAGCCCTCACGCACTCTCGGAATCATCATTGTCTGCGCTACCGGGATAGGTCTGTCAATGAAATCCATATCAAGACCAAATTCACGATACATAGGAATGGAGCCTTTTCTTGTGGTAAGAAAGAGATGACAATTTTGCAGGACTGATTTCACGGTGTCGTTTTCGCATAAAGAATACGACATCTTTTCATCAGCTCTTATTGTATAGCTCATTAGCATCACTCCTTTGTGTATTCTGTGAGTGTAACATCTACATCTGCAGAAGTACAATTACCCCTGCCGTCATAGAGTTCCATTTTTACTTTGTGGCTTTTTATAAGCCAACGATATTTGCCATACGCCTTATTTCCAAGCGTAAGAGGTAAGGCAACGCCTCCACGCTCATACTCAAACAATTTAACAATGTCTGTCAGCGGGTCAGCCCCAAGATACCTTGACAGTTTTATAGTAAAGGTAAAGCCATCCGGGGCAACGCCTACAAACTCCTGCAAGGCATTGTCAAGGTGCCTTTGGTGTGTCTGTATGTTTGCCGAGCCGCTCCAAGTGACTTTGCTTATTGTTTTGATAATCGAATCCGAAACCTCGAATGCGATATCTCCAAGACAACCTATTCTCATAATTACAACGCCCCCAATACATACCCGTCTCCGTTAAAGCCGGTTTCATAAATGCAGATTACAATATCGTCAACGCTCGGAAGCCAGGGCGCGATTGTAACATTATGAGAGTGTGAAGCAAAGGAGGCATCTCCGGAGCCGCCGGATGTTGCTTCCGTTCGTTGCTCACTGTCTTTTGATGGAATAAAAGGTGAGTTTTTAAGGACTTTCAGCCACCCCGATACGAAATCGTCCTCGGGGAAGTAAACTCTGACCTCTCTTGTTTCAGCATTAACAGAGCTGACTTTTCCTTTTCTAACAATTCCCTCGTTCACAAGCACCCTCCTTTGTTATCGTAGTAATTCATTTACACGCTTTTGCACCGCATTATAATCATATCCCGCCTCTGTGAGTCTGCGCTTTCTTTCTTCGCCATTACCCCAATTACCACGAATAACCTCACGAGCCAACTCGTCAACAGACTTTGTTGCCGCAGGGGTAGATGTGGCAACATCTTCGGCTTTATCGAAGTTAAGAGCACGGCGCAGAGTGATTTGCGTAGTGTAGCCGGAATTTGATATTGTGTGCTTTGCCTGTTTGATGACGTATTTTCCGTCCCAAGCGCCCCATCCTTTAAGCTCGATTGCCAAGCCTGCAAGGAGAGCGGGGTCTCCCGGAAAATCAAATGTTGCGGTAAACTCGTATTTGTTATGAAGCCTCAACATCTTTTTGGCAAGCGCCAGAGCTTCGGTAGCATTTTCTACTTTCTGCTTGATTTCAAGGCATTGGTTATCCTCTTTGCTTTCGTCATAGTCTTTCACATACGCGGTGGCAGTGATAAGATTACCGCTTGTATCGGTGTAGCTTACTCGGCAACTTGTATAAACATTGTTTTCTCCTGTACTAAGTTTATACTTTGTGTAGCCTCCGGCTTTACCTTTTACAATGGTTTTTATGCTTGCCTTGCCCTCATATGCTGCCTGGTCGAAAATGACAACAATATTGTTTGTGATTTTAAGAGAAAAACCTGCATCCTGACTAAGCTTTTGCAAAAAGCCTATGTCGCTTATCCTGTACTGTTCCACTCGCGTATATGTCGTATCTGTGGAACAAAGGAACATACAAGTCATACCGTTTTTTTCTGCGATTTCTTTCGCAATTCCCGAAAGAGTGTAATTCTCCCAGGATTTAGATTTCTTTGTCTGCCTTATCGTGCTACTGTAAGGGAGTGATGTTCCTTTAATCGTCACCGTTGCAGGAGGACCTTGAGCCGTTACATTATCAAGCTCGAATTGTCCGCACTCCAACTTTTCCTCCTCTCCGTTACCCGTCCAATTTATCCGGGTAATAGA